GTTTCCCAGTCACGATCAGGAGCGCCAGTTGTAAAGTGTACATTTTTAGGATTGATCTCTTCGTCTGAATCTCCATCAAGCCAATTCCACTCTAAGGGAATATTACCTATAGGATAGATGTCCATCCATTCAAAAGCATGTAGCCAACTTCCCGACTTTGTATTTACGTCAGATACAGTAAGTTCTTTAACCCAAGGATGATCACAGTTCCACAGGACAAAAGAAGACCAATTTTTTCTATGGTAAATAGTTTGGACCTGACCATCCATCTTAGTTTTTTCTGTAGGAGCATGAGTATGTTGTACGCAGCTAATAGCTTTATCTTTGTCTGTTCCGTAGACATCAAAGATTTCTGTAATATCAGAACGTACAAACATATCAGCATCCATAAAGAGTGCTAGACCTGACATTTGATTTAAAAAGGGAACTAAGAACCTAGTGAAACTAAATTCTGTGGAGAAAGGCTTACCATCAAACACATCTACACGATTACCATGTAGGTCTATTTCAGGACTACGCCAATATAAGCCAGCCCGTCTTACTTCTTTTTGTACGATAGGAACAATGTTATAGGTATGAGTAGTATTTAACCTAATAGATTTATCAAGAACTTTTACATAGTCATACTCACGAGGATCATAACCAATATAAATTGTAGGTATTTTATTGATAGGCATTTAAAGGAAATACTCTTATTATTATTATTTTCCTATATTATAAATACTCTTCTTATAGAAGTCAACAACTTTTTATCTAAATTGTGGTCCTCTAAACCAACAGACTAAAGAGTACCTATTACCTTTAATCACAGGTTTTACTCTGTGATGTAGGAAAGAAGGGAAGACAAGAACTGTCCCTACTCCTTTAGCTTTAAGAAGTGTTCTGTGTCTTTTACGAACATGAGGTGCACACCATTTCTCAATCTGAAACTCACCACCTTCATAATCTTTATTTAAATTAACAGCTACAGTGATCTTTCTAAAAGAATCGTCTGTAGGTTTCTCTACTCCCATGTCTACATGCCAATCATAGAACTCTTCAGGTTCATAAGAAGATACTTGAGGTATCTCGTGACTGTCTATGTCAAAAAACCAACCAGCTTCTACATTAGCTCTCTCAGCGTATAAACTAAGTATTTCAATAATTTCTGAATTATTAAACCATTTAATTTTATTAGAACGATATGAAGAATCTTCTACATTTTTACCTTCTTTATAAACATCTGCTTTTGAAAAGTCTGTCTCAGCTATACCAACTATACCTTTACATAATTCTTCTGGAAGTTGATGTTCATAAATTCTATATGGAAGTAAATTAAGCATTCTTCTTTCTTGTGTTCTTCTTCTTTTTGTTAAGTCTATTTTTCTTTACTGACTTATCAGGGTTTCGATCAAAGGAACTATTCTGGCTCTTGGTGGTAATTCTAATATTTGATTTCTTATTAGAACCTCCCTTACTGATAGGCTTAATGTGATCAAGTTCTTTACCATCACCCACACGCACACGACCCTCTCGTATAGCTTTTCTACGTGCTTTGTTTCTTGCAACACGTTTAGCTATATTCTTAGGTTTACTTTTAGTTACTCTATTTTCTCTTTTATAATCTCTTGCCATAATACTCTCCCTATTATTTTATGTACTTTTTTTCCAAACATCTGACCAATTACCTTGTAAAGCACCCTTAGCGTAATCAGTAGCTCTATTCTCAAAGAAGTTAGTATGTGTAGGTGCATTGATCATAGTCTCTACCCAAGGGAGAGGATTAGTTTTTACTTTGTAAATACCTTTTAAACCCATAGAGATAAGACGACGATCTGCGATGTACCTAATGTATTCCTTTACTTCATAATCTCTTAGCCCCTCAACCTTACCCATCTTAAAAGCAAGGTCTACAAACTTATCTTCTAAATCTACCATGTCAGTAGCTGTAGAATATATCTCTCCTTTTGTCTTATCATTCCATATGTCACGGTTCTCTTCAACATATGCACGAAACAACTGGATCATACCTTCAGCGTGTTGTGTTTCATCTACGATAGACCAAGTAACGATCTGCCCCATACCCTTCATTTTACCATGACGGGGAAAGTTTAACAACATAATGAAAGAAGAGAAGAGTGCTAGACCCTCAGTAAAGGCAGAGATAGCTGCGATCTTCAGAGGTACTGAAGCATCACCAGAGAGTTTGTCATGGAAGTACTCATGCTTATTCTGCATTGCTTCATACTCTAGAAACTCATTGTATGTCGTATCAGGCATACCTAGAGACTCTATGAGGTGCGAGTAAGCAGCTACGTGCAGTGCTTCACGAGCAGCAAAGCTCGTAAGCATCATACGCACTTCTGGTTGAGGAAATAGTGGTAGATAATTATTTACATAACCACCAGCTACATCGATGTCTGACTGAGTAAAGAAACGAAAAATATTAGTAAGGAAATACTTCTCTTCTGTAGATAGATTAGTCTTCCAATCCTTTACATCCTCCAGCATAGGTACTTCAGTATGCAACCAATGGGACTGCTCATGCTTCAACCAAGCATCATACGCCCAAGGATAGTGGAATGGCTTGAAGTAGTTACGTTCGTCTTGAAGTTTAAGTTTTGCAGTCATCGTTTATTCTTCAACCTCCTTATAAATAAAAGATCCAAAATATTTTATTACTTCATTTTTCCATTCTTCAAATTCTGATTCAAGCCGAATATATTCTAATACAGTTGCAATCTCTCTTTTAGGAGCATCATTGACATGAAAACAATCTTCCAGATATTCTACTGTTATGTCTGTAGCTTGATTTTCTGATAATCTAATCTCGTATAACATTATTTATCCCTCACACGCTAGACATTCTTCACCAGAGGCTAGTGCCTCCATATCAATCTCTTGAATGATTTGTCGTTCAATCTTACGAGACACTTTATCAGCCTTACCGATCTTCTCTGATCGACAGTAGTACATAGTCTTTAGCCCTTTCTTCCAAGCCATGAAGTGTACGGCATGTAGGTAGCTGATGTCAACGTCAGGACGAAAGAAGATATTCAGTGATTGTGCCTGATCAATATACTGCTGACGATCTGCTGCATGTTCAATTACCCAACGCTGGTCGATTTCCATTGAGGTTTTGTAAACTTCTTTCTCAATATCCGTAAGACAACGAAGATGCTGTACAGAACCATCATTGGCAATAACAGAAGACCAGATTTTATCGTAGTTGAGTTTAGTATCTTCACTACATTTCTCCTTGATAAGCTTGTCTAAGAATTTATTCTTGTTTAGAAAAGCACCACTAATCGTATCTTGACGGTAGGCGTTAGCTCTCCAAGGTTCGATTGAAGGGGAGGTGTTTCCCATAATGATTGAAGAAGAAGCATTTGGTGCGATTGCCATAATGTGACTACAACGTAGTCCTGTTCCGTGTGCATCAGGTGCTTCGCCTCTTTCTTCTCCCAACTTTCTGTTTGCTGCATCAAGCTCTGTTCTGATGTGCTTGAACATACGCATGTTGAGTGACTTTGCAATGGCTGACTCAAATGACACACCTTTGCTTTGCAGATAGGCATGGAAACCCAATGCTCCAACACCAACTGATCTTTCTCGCATGGCTGAGTACTTAGCACGGCTGATGGTATCAGGAGCATTATCAATAAAAGTCTGTAGAACATTATCTAACATCTCCAATACATCTGAAAGGAACTGCTTATCCTTAGACCACTGATCAAAATACTCAAGGTTTACAGAAGATAAACAACATACTGCTGTACGATCTGCTGATGTAGGAAGAATAATCTCAGAGCAAAGATTAGACTGATGTACCTTCAGACCTTTCTGCTTTAGCCATGATGGTAGTTGTTCATTAGAACGATCAATAAAGTGTAGGTATGGTTCTCCTGTCTGCATACGCATCTCAAGGATACGCTGCCATAGTTCTTTAGCTGATACTACATCATATACTTTCTTTGAATGAGGATCACGTAATTCCCAGCTATCATCAGCATTATCATCTGTCATGCACGTTTCTATGAGTGACATAAATTCATCGCTGATGTTAATGCCATGATGCATGTTTAAACAACGAGTATTCTGATCACCAGTAGGCTTACGCATCTCAAGGAAGACTAGAATATCAGGATGGTCTATATCAAGATACGCAGCATAAGAACCTCTTCGCGTCTTTCCCTGTCTGTACGCGAGGGAAGATGCATCATACATCTTGAGATGAGGCATAACACCAGTAGACTTATCATCTGATGACCGTATGCCAAAGCCTATACCAACTCCACCACCAAGCATAGATAGCCAATTAGTTTCAGAAAGATTATCTACTAATCCTTCTGCGCTATCGTGGATATAATTTAGATAACAAGAGATAGGAAGTCCACGAGAAGACTTACCATAGGATAAGATTGGTGTAGAGTAGGATAGCCAATGCTTAGAGGCATAGTCATAGAGACGTTGTGCATGTTCAGGATTAGAAGAGAATGACTTAGAAACATAAGCTAGTCTCTCCTGTGGAGAAAGCTCATGGTCCATCATGTAGGATTCTTTAAGCCTTGCTATACCTAACTCATCAAACAGACCGTCTCTCTCTGGTAGCATAGTAATGTTTAAGCTAGGTGTTTGCACACTTATTCTCCCTGATTTTGATCGTGAACGTGAAGCATAATGATAGCATAATGCAGTATCTTCAGCAAGTCTTTACGGTTCTTTCCCTCCTTCTTTCCATAGCGTTTCCAATACTTCTGGATGTTACCCATGCAAAAACCTTCACCATAACCTGCGTCTGTTATAGTATCTGTTGCTTGGTATTTAGACTGACTGTAATGTTCAGTATAGGTAGATATAATATACTTAGATAACTCATTGAGATACTTATCTTCTTTAAATTTGTAATCTTTCACAGTAGATATTCCTTTACGAGCTTCTCGCATTTTATTAATAAGTTCTTTATCTCTATCTATAGAACCATACATATAAATATTCTCCCAATGTTTACTCATAGTTTAATACCGTGTTAATTCGTTTTCGTATATACTTAATCTCTTTAGAACGCAGTATTTTAAATGCAAAATTTCTCATATCAACAGGAGATATTCCCGCTAAGTCACAGATGTCTACAAAGTCTTCTGAAGTAACGCCAATAGAAGCAAAGAACCACGCTTGAGCAGATCGTCTAGCTAGTTTCTCTTCTTCAGGTTCTCTACTTGTTTCTGGCTTTGTTGCGTCTAGGAGTGCCTGTAGGACCACACTTAGGAACAGAACTCTTTCTGGATTTTCTTTGTTCTGAGTTTCTAGAAGATGTTCTACGTTTATCAGAAATGTTTCTTCCTGATGATTTTCCTTTTGGTTTTTCATTAGCCCATTCTTCAATTATTTGATGGTCTGAGTTTTTACAAAACAGAAAACCATTTTTAATACACCAATCTGCATAAGACGACTTAGCTCCTTTGTTTAGTTTGCCATTAGGGTTATCGAAGACAAACCGAATATCTATATCTGGATGATGTTTACGAATGAAAAGGTGTTTCTTTCTGTCTTCTAGTTTGAATCTTCCTTTTACTTCTAATAAGATACCATTAGGTAAAAGAAAGTCTGGAAGATATTTTTTATATTCTAACCAAGTATATTCAATGTAATGAGGCTCAAAAGAAAAAGGAACATTAATACTTTCTAAAAGATCACCTGTTTTCTTTTCTGAACCTGATCTATATTTTTTATTCATTAGTTATTTCAGGTACATTAGGAACTTTACCAACTTTGACCAATGCTTAGGACCATTCGAGTACATGAATGTACGTATTCCTTTACCCTCGTTAGCATCTTTCCAACAAGTAAACTTATAATCACAATAGTTACAGCCGAGAGCCAGCTTAAAATTACCACCAGCACCGTCAGCAACAGAACTATAACATTTTTCAGGGGGTTCATCACTCTCTAAAAACTTTCTAATATCTTCCATTGATCGTGACTGGGAAAC